CCGACGTGGACGCAGCGGTATGTCCCGGGCCATATGACATTGGCGGCGGACTTGGGACGTATGCCTATTCAAATTTGCAGGTAGACGGAATCCACACACTCACGAATTGGGATGGATGCAATGGGTTTATAAACGTCGTCGGCACGCTCGACGTTGCGTATGTAGGGACTCTCGGAGACGATACGGAAACCATCGACATCACGGCGATTGTTGAAGGGACTTCAGACCCCAGCCCTGATTTCGGGCTTGTAGTATCGGTCAATTTTACAGGCGGGATCACCATCGGGATTGGTTTACTGGTGTCTGTCTTTTTTAAAGAACAGTATGAATGCTACTGCGTCGAAACGGAGCCCCAGGTGTTCCTAAATGGAAACATTTGCGGTGATATCGACGAAGCCGCAGGCGGTGGAACGGTGGTGTTATCGTGAATCCAGCAGTCTGTCGAACCCGCGTGGCCTGCGTTGCTTGCCGAGGCGATCCAAAGAAATATGACGCACCTGAGGTGTGCCAGTACGTCACGAAGGAAGCAGCACCTGCAATAGTAGCAAAAGCCCGAGAAGCACTAAAACCCGGCAACAAGTCGTTAAGGAACAAAACGCTTATAAAAATCCCGCTGAACGCCGTCCCAATATGCAAAAAATGCAGGAGAGCAAAGACCAACACATGCCCGGTAAAGAACGCCTACCCATGCTGTAATGGCGGCGGAAAGACGATTGTGAAGATAAAAGCGGAATGCCCTTTTGATTATTGGAACAAACCATGAGCTTTAGCAGTTTGATGAACAATACAGGGACTTGTAGCCGCCCAACCCATGTCGCAGACGGATATGGCGGATATACGGAGACTATGAGTGACATATATACTGATTTCCCTTGTAGGATACAACCTATAACTGGTGAAAAACTGTTTATATACCGCCGTAGGGGTGTTGAAACAACGCATAATCTATTCTGCGATTCGGTGTATAGTATATTGGAGAGAGATACGATTACAGTGTCTGGAAATGACTACGATGTGACTTCAGTTCGTAACATAGACGAACTGAATCATCACAATGAAATAGACTTACGAAGGGTGAAACCAGAGGTCTGATGCTACAGTGGAATGGACATGCTTTGATGAAGATTTTTGATATGAACATTATCAAGCGTCTGCATCTGTCTGCAAATCTGGTGAAGTCCATCGCATACGGGTCAATGCTTCGTGGCGGGGCGGGTAATGATGGTTCTGTCGTAAGATCGGACCCCGGCGAACCCCCAAGATGGCAAACCGGCAAACTGCGAAGTGATTTGCATACTGAGGTCAACCCCGCTTTGTACGAAGCACGGATAGGCATCGTAGACGACAATGAATATGGGCGAGCACTAGAACTGGGCGACCCTCCGTATCTAGCACCAAGACCCTTCTTGAGACCAGCATTGAAGAAGGCCAAGAAACGGGTTTACGCTATATTTGCTGCACCGATACCTGGATTGAGTAAGGTGCCAAGTGTCTAACGCAGCATTGATACAAACAGTATGGTCAACAGCACAATCAGATGCGTCTCTCAGTGCGGCGGTATCGCAGACATCGGACCTTACGAGTGGCATTTATTACAACGAAGCACCGGAAACAGCGAGAATGCCTTACGTTGTGTTCCATATTATAGCGAACGAAACTGACCATACATTCTGTTACGACTTTGAATCGACAAGCGTGCAGTTTGATGTTTTTAGTAAGAAGAGTAGTATATCAGAGGTCTCGCAGATCAGCGACAAACTGATGAATGTTTTTGATCGGGCTGTTCTTGTATATGACAACAACGATCAGATTGGTTGTTTACGGTCTTCCACAATGGGACCGGAAAAACTCAAAGACGGTTGGCGAACAATAGTAGGTTACGAAATACAGTACAGCTAAGCTGTAGGAGATTATTATGGCAAACATCGCAGGGTATAATGGACAAGTAGACTTTGGCACAATCATAGATTCCGACGTGTGCGGATACAGCACGTTTTCGTGGTCTTTGGATCAGACTGCTGACACACTGGACTCTACGGACTTCTGCTCGACTGGCTGGCGTGATTTCATCGCGGGCCTGAAGACTTGGAGTGGTAGTGTGGAACTCTATATTGATGGCACATCACGCATTCAGCCTTCTGATGTTGGTACGTCTGCTGCTATTCATCTGTACATGAATAGCACAAACTATCTGTCTGGTACCGCAATTTGTACCGGCTGGAATCCGACTGTCGCTGTCGATGGTATTGAATCACAGACCATCTCGTTCCAAGGTACTGGCGCACTGACGGCTGTTTAAGACTGGAGATATAGATGAGTAATTTAGCAGGCTTTGTAGGAGCTTTTTACATAGGTTCCGATGCGTATACTGCTGTGTCCGATGAAGCGGTTGGTTCCGGTAGCGGGAGCGACGTGTCTTTCTCGTTGGCCTATGGCAATGTGGACACCGAGGGTCTTACTGTGTCGGTGAGTGATGCTACGCAATCCTATATTGCGGACTATGCGCTGAATCCAAACGGCACGCTTATCTTCACGACAGCCCCCGCCAATGGGTATGCTGTTGTGGCATCGTATAGGTACTACCCGAATATGTTGCAGGCAGGTGGGTTCACCACATGGTCGGCAGACGTAACGGCAGACACCTTGGACACCACAGATTTTGAGTCAACTGGCTACCGAACGTTTATGGCCGGTCTGAAGACGTGGACTGTCTCCGCTGAGAGGCACTGGAAAGACAGTCATCTGATTGATCAAGCTGGAAACCGGGTGTTGGCAAAGATGTATGCAGATGAGACCAACAGCGATTATTTCACAGGATGGGGTATTCTCAACGGTGTGAACCCCACTACACCTGTCGATGCGCTTGTAGATGAATCAATTTCAATACAGGGCAAAGATGGAATTTACACAGGATAATGAAAGGAACAGGCAATGGCTGATACACTAGGAAAGGCGCTTGAGACTCAGATGGAAATTGAGTTGGGCGGAAAGAAGTGGGCAATTTCTCCACACACGATGGGCGATCTTGTAGAGTTCGAGAAGAACGTTATTCGTACTCGTATCCAAAACTACCTTGAGTTTGCTGCCGACAACGTTGACGCCGATAGCAGGGCAAAGGCTTTAATAGAGCTATCTACGATTCGTCCGACAGAGGAAATGCTTGAACGGGAGATGAGTACAAATGATGGCGTTACATATATGTTGTGGATTGCCTTGCGTAAGACAGACCCAAAATTAACGCTGGCAGAAACTCGTAAGATGTCTGAAGATCAGGCCATGCAGGATTATCTTGCTATTCAAGCAGGGATGAATAAAGAAACCGACGAAAACCCTTTTCCGGGAGTGACGGAGGAGGAGAAAGCCTGAGATGGGACTTCGTAATATCACTTCTACAACACCAGCAGTACGGATATGGAATGTCGTTGGAAGATATTATGAATCTCACTGTTTCTCAATTCAACTCACGAATCAAAGACATCTGGGAAATCCACAAGATGTTTAATGACGGAGGAAAAGGCCGGACAAAACGTGATACGAGTAGGATGAAGGAAGTAATGCGAGGTAAGGGAATTAAGCCACCTGCGACCATCGCTGGATAGATAAGAGGTTTTGTTTTGGCACTTTCGTTAGCAAATCTTTATGTGATGATTAAATCTCGTGGTATCACGAGGCTCAAAACCCGTCTAAACATCGTCAACAAGGAACTTGGTGCAACCCAAGGACACATGTTGGGCGTCCAGAAGGCAGCTAAAATAGCCTTCGTGGGTGCTGCTGCCGCTATGGGATTCGCTATCTTCCAAGCCGCTAAGTTCCAAAAGCAGATGGCAATGGTCTCGACCATGCTTGATGAAACTTCTATGAAGTTCATGCCAGCCTACACCGCTGGTCTTCGTAGGATTTCTGTTCAATATGGTGAATCAACAGAGACGCTGGCCAAAGGTCTGTACGATATCCTGTCAGCTTCTATCCCCGCTTCAAAGGCCATGATGGTCTTAGAATCGTCTGCTATGGCTGCTGCGGCAGGTATGACGACAACTGCTGTTGCGGTCGATGCGGCGACAACCATCATAAACTCGTTCAGCATTAGTGCAGACCGCATTAGTGAGATCAACGACAAGATTTTCCAAACAGTCAAAGACGGTAAAATCACCTTTGAGGAGTACGCTAATAATGTAGGCAAATTGGCGGCAACAGCTAATATTGCGGGC